CAACAGCACCGTCAATATCTACCACGTCAAGATTAGCTGTACCCTCTACGTCTAAGTCTGTACCAACGAACAACTTCTTAGCTACACCAACACCACCGTCAACAATCAAAGCACCTGAAGTTGAGCTAGTTGAGTCAGTAACAAGATTTAAATTGACAGCACCACTTGTATCAAGAGTTGTTACAGTTGCAGCAGCAGCAGTGCCAGAGCCAAGAATACCATCTAATGTACCAGTAAATCCAGTAGCTGTTATTTGATCAGTTGCAGTAATACCATCAACAAACAAATTAGCCCAACGAACACTGGTTGTACCAAGATCATCAGTACTGTCTGTGTCAGAAACAATGTTTGAACCACTTGTGATTCCACCAGTTGCTACCTGTGTAGCTGTAGTAGTCAAGACACCAGTTACACCTAAAGTCCCTGCTACAGTAGCATTATCATCAACGTCTAGTGTGTCTATGTGTGCTGTACCATCCAAATACAAGTCACGCCATTCTTGACTAGCCGAACCTAAATCGTATGTATTATCTGTGTTAGGAATAATGCTAGAGTTTACATCTGCCCCAAATACAACATTATCAGCAGCAGAATCACCAAGCGTAAGAGTACCACCATTAAAGGTAGTAGTACCTGTTACTGTAAGATTACCACCTACATCTAAATTACCATCAATGTCAGCATTACCTGAAATGTCTAAGGTAGCTGCATCAAGCTCACCACTAAGAGTAATATTAGTAGCACCAGTAATAGCACCATTGAGTGCTACAGCACCGTTAATATCAATAGTAGTAGCTGCAATTTGTATCTCTGTGTCTGCTACAATGTCAAGCTGCCCGTCAGCACTAGAATTAATATAGATAGCAGTATCACGAAACTGTAGTTTTTCCGTAGACGCAATAAGTATATCATCAGAAAACTCAAAGTAATCCTCATCCTCCATCCATTTTAGTACACCGTCATTAGAGCCACCATCAAACGTAAGAGTAACGTCAATAGTGTTATCTCCTAGCGTAATGCCGGGAGTAATCAAACCACCAATAGGCCCACCTTCTCCTGCTGTACCATCGTGAGAGTGTCCAGAGGTAGCAGCAAAAGCAGCAACAAGTTGATCAAACTCTGTGTTAAACAGGTCTGCTGTAATTGTATCACCGTCAGTGAATGTTGATTGTCTTGTGTATGTAGAACCCATCTAACGTCTTGCTCCTAATTGATATTCTAGCTGAAACCCCTTGAGGGAGTAGGGTGCAGTTTCCCCGCCATCATTAACTCTTAATACTACTGAAAAACCTGAACCTTCTACTGCCTGTCTTACAAGAGGTTGTGAAGGACCGCCAAAGATAAATTGTACTAAAGACTCTTCTGTACTAAAACTAGATACCCCAAACAAAGCTGCAACATCTGCAGTATCTAAGGGGTAAGCAGCAGGTCTTGAAGAGTCAACGCTTTCGTTATCATACCTTACTAAAAGATCAGCGTCAATAGCTGATTCAGGTTTGTAGTTAAGTATAACCCTTTGCATGTGCTTGCGTACACCAGTATCTCCAAAGCTCATGTCAGAACTTCTGTACTTTCCAAGTATAGCAACGCCGTCAAAAGTATTGCCTATTTCTTGACGGTGTACGTAACCTTCAAAGTCTCCATGAAGAACAAACGTGTTACCTGTTTCAACAAAGGTATCTGTAGATGCAGGCTTAACCCCACGAATTTCAGAAAACTCAAAGCCATTCTCTTTTAGTACACAAATAATACCTCTTGTCTGTGCGCTAGACTGACCTGTTTTACTAAAGAATATTCTGTACTGTGTCTTATCTGCTATTACTACACTTTCAAACAAAGAACTGTTCTTAATGTTTTCATCAAAAATAGATTGTACATTTCTACTAATTGTACCTAGTTCAGTATCACCAATACGTGCAGTAGCAGCAACAGTACGTAGCCCATCAGGACCAAGAAAAACTAAATCACCACCAAATTCTTGAATAGTGTCACCGTTAATGCAACCAATACTTCTTGTAACAGCTTGAATAGCAAAATCAGATGAGGTATTTCCTGTCAGTTTAAATATTCTGTTCTCACAAAAGATAAAAAGAGAATCACGAAAAACTTTTATACCTGTAATAGTATCATCTACTCGTATGCTTCCTGCAGGATCGCCAACGTCAGCGGCAAAGTTATCTTCATCAAAACCTACACTAAAAACTAACTCTTCGGGGGTAGTACTTTTACCTGCATAAAACATTCTGTTTGCAAAAGATGCAATAAACTTAGAACCAACAACAGAAGTTGTAGTAACATCTACTACGTTCATAGACGAGTCAATAACTACAGGGGCATTAACCTCATCAACAAGTATAATTTTATCTGTGCCATTAAAGTTAAACCGTTCAAAACGATACTTACCTGCATTAGTTCTGCCTGTATCTCGTTCCGTCCAATTTTCTGAAACTTGAATACCAGAGAGGTGTTTTCTAGCATTAGTGCTATCTACCTGTCGTGTTACACCTGTAAAAGTAGGAGGGTCAGATGATGCATTAATACCTGTATAAGTAAAGCGTTCTACCTCTGTTTCTGTAATAGCCATTTCAAGAGTGCCACTACTAGAAAAACCTGCAACACTGTCTACGCCTATTGTGCCTGAACCTGTCATACTGGTATTAGCTTCAATAACAGTACGTAGTTCAGCAGAAGCACTTGTCCATATCTTCTCACCTCTAGCAGCAATATACTTATCTGCAAATTTAGCAATCATAAGTACTTTTTCACCAGAGCTATTAGTCTGTGGTATAAGTTGGTTAATTAATTTTCTGTGACCATTAATACGTCTATAGCCACCCTCAACGTCAGGCTCAAAGTTTTCTAAAACTAAAGCCTCTCCCGGCTGCATAAGAAAAGTAGAACGGTTTTTAACTAAACCGCCTTCACAATTAAATGCTACTGGTTGAGATTGAGAATTATCTGGCATTAATTAACACCTGACATAAAGTTAGAAGAACCACGCGGTCTATTAATTACAGTTGATCTAATATATTCATACTTATTAATTAACAAGCTTTGCATATTTTTAATGCCTTGCTCAAATCTACTAAAGTTTAACTGGTATTGATTTACCTCTCCACGGTATTGATAAACAAAAGCTGTAGCACCATCTATTATGACAGGTGCAAAACGGTCAGGTATAGAAGTTGTATCACCGTGGGCTGACAAGTCAGATGGAAAGGTGTAATAATCAAACACTAATGCATATGCCTTATCAGGGTACGGATACAAAAGATAATTGTTGTCAGGAGTGCGTACAATACTTCTAGGTACGCCACCACCTTCAAACTGTGTGACTGCTACGCCACTTGAATGTGCAGCAGCAGTTGTGCTATTAGCACCACGTGTGCAGCCTGTAATGTCATTACCTAGTATGCCAGTGTAAGTGACTTGCTCACTACCTACATGTACTGTGCCTGTAGCGTCAAGCCCTGTAGTAGATGCAAGTGTTAGTGTAGCTACGCTATCAGAGTGTGACCCGTTTAGCGTTGTAGCTATAACATCGTCTTCCTCATTGGCATAGTCTTTATCAATATATTCATTATAGTTCAACGTTGATAGGTTATTACCTGTTGTATTAAGATCAGTGTCCCGCTTAATTCTAGCTGTGCTATAATCAATAGACTTGGTACTTGTAGGTACTGTGTATCTACATTGCCCTGCTACTAAGGTAGAAGAATTATTAGCGTGATTAAAAGAATATCCAAATTCACGCTGGTTGATGTATCGTATTGCTTCATTGACTGCTGCTTTACATTGTGTCTGTACACCTCTTGACCCAGTAAAGTTACTAGATGTAAGCTCTACTTCATTCATACGAGTAATAGTACTATTAGTTAATGAAAGAAAAGTAAGAGCCATTATGTTTCCTCAATAAATCTTTTATGCCCCAAGAGTTTTTTGTTGCATAAGATTGATACACTAATGGGGCCAGCATATAGCCAGCCCCAAAGTATGTAGGTTTATTACAGAAGGTCACGCTGTGCAACAGCAGGTTCTGTCATTGCAGCAGAAATATCTGCAATTACTGCATAGACCCGAAGGCGTCCAGTTGCAGGTGCAGCATCAGCAATAACAACATCAATGGTATCTGCAGCACTAACAAGAGCTAACGCAGCAGCCGCATAAGTAGATGCAGCACCTGTATTTACAATGTTAGCTTCACCAGCAGTACCTTTTGCAAGGTATGTACCAGCAGCAGCGTCTAGTGCAGCACCGTCAATAATGTCATCGCCACCAGCGAAGTCAATATTACAAGTACAAGAAGCCGTAAAGGACTTCATGATTTCCGCACCGCCAGCAAGCATTACTGATTCGGCAGGGATTTCAAGCAATTGAAAGATGTCACCATCTGCGCCAGAGTATCCAGCAGTAACCATTGCATCAATATCTAGGATTGCTTCAATGGTTCGTACAGAGTTACCAACATTGGTTGGGACAGCAATAGAGTTTGCCCCAACACCAGCGGTATCAATGGAAGTCATGTCATAAGTAGCCATAATTTATATCT